GGGGTCCAGTCGGCCAGGCAGTTTTAGTTGATTCAGAACCAAATCTTGTTTCGAATTTCGGCGAACCTTCAAATCTTAACGCGGAAACTTTTTTCACAGCTGCTAACTTCTTAGCTTACGGAAATTCGCTTTACGTTTCTCGCGCTGCAAACACTGCAGGCGCAACACCAGCTCTTTCTTTTTATTCTAATTCAGTTTCTAGTTCTAATAGTAGCACTTTCATTGGTAATACAAGTCAGCTTACAAATGGAATGTACGTAGCTCAGTCAAGCAATAGTTCTATTGTTAGCGGTTCTTTGGCAACTACTATAACAGTTGTTAACTCTACAGCTATTAGTATTCCTTCGGTCGTAACAACTTCTAACACTCCTTTGAATCTTTATTTCGCAAACCCAGGTACAGCTTATACAGCAGTTGCTTTGGCTTCTAACTCAGCAGTTGTTGCCAACCTTGTTAATCAGATTGTCGTAAATTCTGATCATTATTACGCCAATTCAATAAATAATTTTGATTCAAACGTGCTTTATGTTGCGAAATATCCAGGAAATATTGGTAACTCATTAAGAGTTGCAGTTTGTGATTCGGCCACAGCGTTTTCTTCAAATATAGCTATTTCTGGTTACGCAAATACAACTTCTGCTTATGCAAATTCATCAACGGGTCATTCTTATACTGGTCTATTTACAACAAGTATCGGAAGTAACACAGCTTCTCTAGTATTGACCCCAGGATCTGGAGGTTTCGTAACAGAAACAAATGTTGCAGCTTCAGCAGTTTATAACGATTTCACTGTAGGTGATAATATAGTTGTTGGTAATAATTCTATTGGTTTTCAATATCTTTACATAACTAATATTTCTAATGTTGTAACTAATAGCAGCGCTTCTTCTATAACTTTCAATTTTCAGGCTCCATTAAGACTTCACACAGCTTATACATCAAATACTTCTGTACAGAGATATTGGGAATTTTATAACGCTGTTGGTACAGGACCAGGACAGTCTCAGTGGGTTCAAAACAACGGAAATACAGCCGCTCAAGATCAGCTTTCGGTTGTAGTCGTTGATGATAACGGAATGTTCACTGGAACTCCTGGTACAATTCTAGAAACATATAAGAACGTTTCCAGAGCTTCAGACGCTCTTAACTTAGATGGTTCAACTAATTATTATGTAAACGTTATTAATAAAAATTCTAAGTATATTTGGTGGGCTAACGATAGATCAGGAGCTGCTTCAGCAACTGCTATGAATATTTCTTCATCAACTAATCTAAACCCTGGTGACTATATATTAACTCTAGGCGCTGACGGTTATTCAGAAACTACTGCTCCACTTTCTATTCTTGGCACAGCTTATAATTATTTCGCGAACAAAGAAAATATTCAAGTCGATCTAATCATGCAAGGATATCCTGCGGGAGCGGCTGGTCAAACTTATCAGCTTGCAAATTATATTATTGATAACATTACAACTCAAAGAATGGATTGTGTTGCTTTCATCAGCCCAGATAAATCTTTGATGCTTAATAATTACAATCAAGAAGCTACATCTATCGTTAATTGGGTTGCAAATAATCTACATTCAACGTCATATGCCGTTATTGATTCCGGTTATAAGTATCAATACGATAAGTATAATGACATCAATCGTTGGATTCCATTAAACGGGGATATTGCTGGTCTATGTGCCAGAACAGATCAAACCAACGCTCCTTGGTGGTCACCAGCTGGTCTTAATAGAGGCCAAATCAAGAACGTAATTAAGCTTGCGTATAATCCAGGTCATGCAAGTAGAGATGTTCTTTATTCTAATAACGTTAACCCGGTTATTACGCTTAAGGGAACTGGTACTATTCTTTATGGCGATAAGACTTATCAGACTAAACCTTCGGCGTTTGATCGTATTAACGTTCGTAGATTGTTTATTGTTCTTGAAAGAGCTATTTCTATAGCTGCAAAGTATTCTCTATTCGAGTTTAACGATGCGTTTACACAAGCTCAGTTCAGAAACCTTGTTAACCCTTATCTAAGAACGGTTCAAGGACAGCGCGGTATCACTGATTATCTCGTTGTTTGTGACTCAACTAATAATACTCCTGCAATCGTTGATGCTAATCAGTTTGTTGGCGACATTTATATTAAACCAGCAAGAGCAATCAACTTCATTCAGTTGAACTTTGTGGCTGTGGCTACTGGAGTTCAATTCTCGCAAATTGTTGGTAATTACTAATAAATAGATAAGAACTCTAAGGGAGTAATATAAATGCCTTTTAATATTAACACATTCAAAACAAATGGTCTGGTATACGGTGGTGCCAGACCATCACTATTCAACATCACTCTATCAGTTCCTGCGGGTATTGGTATAGACAGCGTTTCTGTACAAAAGTTTACTTTGGTTGCTCGTGCCGCCGAACTTCCTCCTTCCCAAGTTTCTTCTTTCGACATAGGTTACTTCGGCCGCAAGATTAAATTGGCTGGAGACCGCACTTTTACAGATTGGAATGTAACAGTAATGAACGATGAAGATTTTTCTGTTCGTTCAATGTTTGAACTTTGGTCAAACGCTTTAAATCGTCTTGAATCAAACGTTCGTGACGCAGCGATTGATACTGAACTTTATAAGACAGATCTTCAAATTGCTCAGTACGCCAAAACAGGCGAAATGATCAGAGAATATACAATGTACGGCGCTTTCCCAACTAATATTGGCGCTATCGCTCTTGATTGGGATACGCAAAATACTATTGAAACTTTTCCTGTTACCTTCGCTTATGATTATTGGCTTCCAACAGTTGAAACTTCTACAAAACAAGCTGGCGGTACAAATACTTATGAAGGCGCTGCAACTACAGATGGTCCTCTTGGACCGAATTGATATATAGTATATACAGTACTGTGAAAGGTAAATTTTAACATGGCAGAACTTTTTGGGTTTGAATTTAAACGTAAACAAGCACAGGAAACATTACCGTCGTTTGCTCCTAAAGATAGCGACGACGGTGCTGTTGTTGTAGCGGCTGGTGGTTCTTACGGTACATACGTAGACCTTGACGGCACGGTAAGAACAGAAGCCGAACTTGTTACAAAGTATAGAGAAATGGCTTTACAACCAGAATGTGATGCTGCGGTTGATGAAATTGTTAACGAATCAATGTCGATAGATGAACAAACCATCGTCGACATTAATCTTGATAACGTTAAAATATCAGATAATATCAAAAAAGTTATTAGAGAAGAATTTCATAATTGTTTGAAAATTTTAGACTTTAATAAACACGCTTACGATATCTATCGCCGTTGGTATATTGATGGTCGCCTATATTATCACGTTATAGTTGATCAAGCGAACCAAAAAGACGGTATTAAAGAAGTACGTTATATTGATCCACGTAAAATTCGTAAAGTAAGAGAAGTATCAAAAAAGAAAATTATGGCGGGAGGTGATAACGCTGGAGATGCAGTTATTCCTAAAACGATCAATGAATATTACGTATTCAACGATAAAGGTTTCAGTTACGGAAATAAAACTACGGGGCCAGCTACTACTGGTCTCAAAATTGCCAAAGATTCTATTTTACATATCACTTCTGGTTTGACAGATAATCAAGGCACTTTAGTTCTTTCTTATTTACACAAAGCGATTAAGGCTCTTAATCAACTTAGAACACTTGAAGACGCTTTGGTCGTTTACCGTTTAGCTCGCGCGCCGGAGCGCAGAATTTGGTATATTGACGTAGGTAACTTACCTAAAATGAAAGCCGAACAATACGTTCGAGACATTATGGTTAAACATAAAAACAGATTAATTTACGACGCCTCATCAGGCGAAGTAAGAGACGACCGCAAATTCATGACTATGTTGGAAGATTATTGGCTTCCACGTCGTGAAGGCGGAAGAGGTACGGAAGTTACTACCCTTCCGGGCGGTCAAACTTTAGGTCAAATGGACGACGTTTTATATTTTCAAAAGAAATTTTATCAAACGCTCAATGTGCCAGTAAGCAGACTCAGTTCAGATTCGTTGTTTTCTATTGGTAGAGCAACAGAAATTACTAGAGACGAATTAAAATTCGCTAGATTTGTTATACGTTTAAGATCAAAATTTTCTCAATTATTCATTAAAATGTTGGAAAAACAGCTGGTCCTCAAAGGCGTAATGACTATTGAAGACTGTGAATCAATTATTACTGATATAAAATTTGATTATTCTAAAGACAATTATTTCACAGAACTCAAAGATAACGAAATCGAAGAAGGTCGCGCTAACCTTGCTCGTAACCTTCAGGATATGGTTGGTAAATATTATTCGCATGAATGGATTCGTAAAAATGTTCTTCAACAGTCAGAAGATGATATTGAGGAAATGGATGCTCAAATCAATGCTGAAAATCAAACAGGCGATCCGCGTTGGGTTAATCCTGCGATAGAAAATAATATACAATTACAACAGCAACAAAATATGGCGGCACAACAAGCGGCTGCAATGCAACAGCCTCAACAACAAGAAGGTCAACAGCCTCCTCAAGACGAAGATGCTCAAAAAAGAGAAGCTATTCGTCAGGCTATGGTCACAGTTGATCAAATGAAGAAAAAGAAAGGCAATCGTACTATGCAGGACGAAGCCAAATATAAAGCGGCTGTTCAAGTTGTTGCTAAAAACAGAGATTATATTAGACAAATGGGAATTGCTTCAAATCAGCAACAGCAGCAAGTTCAATAATAAGGATGATAATTAAATGACTGAAGATAATAAATATAATTTAGAAGATTTAATTACTAGCTCTTTAGATCAAAGACCAATTGATTTTAATGACGCTTTCGGTAATTTGATGAGAGATAGAATACAAATAGCTGTACAAAATAAAAAAATTGATATAGCTCAAAAAATTTATTCGAACGATAATTCGGAAATTAACACAGAGGAAGAAGAATAATGGAAAAGAAGCCTCTTAGAGATTTAGCCCCAAAGGGAAAACAAGATTACAAAGGTGTTAAAAAATCTTCTGTAGAGGCAGGTTCTACAGGTAAAGATCCTGGGGTTGATTACGAACCAAAACCAAAAAGCGAACAGGATTTTGTTGCAGCTCACAAAACTGAAAAACACGACGATCGTGTTGGTAATGGAGACGACGTATATAAAGGTTCTACAAAATACTCTATGAACGACAAAAGAATGAAAAACTTCGGTCATTCAAAGGGTAAAGACGAATCAGTTTATGAATCAAAAAAAATGGAATGTGAAGCTTGTGGAAAAATGTACGAAGGCGCAAAGTGTGAATGTGGTGGTATGGCCACAAAGAAAAAGTTGATCCTAGGTGGTAAAAAACTTGATGAAGTAATTACTAAAAAAACTCCTACAGGAGAAGTAATTAAAGATTTTGTTCATTCAAAAAATCCAAAGTTCGCAGGTAAATCTAAAGAAGAACGCATCCGCATGGCCCTTGGAGCTAAGTATTCTATGATGCGTAAAGAAGATATCGATGAAGCAAAAAACGTTGACGACACTCCTGAAGAAATTAGTATGGTAACAACAGAACTAAGAGCTATCGTAGCTAAATCAGAAGAACTTCTTAAAAAAATGCCATCAGGTATGCACATCGAACCTTGGGTTCAAGCAAAAGTTGCAATGGCAAAGGCTTCAATTGGTAGCATCCATGATTACATTCTTTATAAAGACGTTAAAGAAGAATTTGCTGAACCTATGCTTGAAGATGGAAAAACCAAAAAAGGTAAAAAGAAGGTTAAAGAAGATGCGCCTTCAGATACTCCATATAATCCAAACACAGTACCCAATCAATATGCTAATCGTAGCGCCGATGGTGCTGTAAACATTTAAAGGTATAATTAAATATGTCAATTACGTATCCAGCAAGTACTAACAACTACACAATGAAGACGACTCGTCCTGAGTCAGTTCTTTTGCCAAGTCGTGTTCGCGACGTTGTGGGCAGAATGAAAGTTTCTTTACATCAAAATATTTATGAAGCTGATTTCGAATACGGTACTCAGCCAATGCGTTGGGAAAATCTAACAGCCAACACCGCTTCTGCTGGATCAGCAGCAAATATTATGCATCTCGCTGGTATGGGCGGTGTTAGAATGCTCGTTGGTAATAATGCAGGTGATTTGACTATCCGCCAGTCTCGTCCTTACATGCGTTATCAGCCAGGCAAAACTATGTATATGGCAACCGCTATGAATTTTGGCGCGCCAACTTCAAACAATGTACAGCGCGTTGGTTTTTTTGATGACGGCAACGGTGCATTTTTCGAACAGGGTGTTGCAACTGCCAATAATCCATCAGGAATTTATTGTGTTATTCGTTCTGATGCAGGTACAGTTAATTTCAATGACGGCACATATACGTCAACAGCTCCTGTAGATACTAAGTTTTCATTCGAAAATTGGTATGGTGATCCAGTCGCCACACTAATTGATTGGACAAAAATTCAAATGCTTTGGATCGAATATGCTTGGTATGGCGCCGGAGCTATTCGTTGGGGTTGTCAGCTTAATGGCGAACCTTATGTTCTTCATGAAGTTGGTACTGGTAATTCTACTTACCGTGGAACGCCACAACAATTTCCATGGTCGCGCACAGGCAACTTACCAGTTCGTTATGAACAACGTAACATTGGAGCGACAACTGCAAATTCAGTACTAGTTCACTTCGGCGTATCAGTTATGGTTGAAGGTCGTAGAGACGACCAACGCGGATTTACTTATTCTTATGGTTTGCCTCCTGGTATAAATCGCAGAAATATTCCTGCCAATACAACACGTTATCCAGTTGTTTCCGTACAAATGAATCAGATGGGTAAGGTTGAATTTAGTGGCAATAGTTCTTCTAATAACATTGTTACATCTGGCGCTAATTCAACATATTTTTCAGTAAATGGAACTTCTGTTTGGACTGCAAATCAGTTTGTCGGAAGAGCAGTTTCTTTCCAAGGAACTGGTTCTTCTTCCAATACATTCGTAGGACGTATCGCTAACAATACGGCTAATTCTATTTACGTTACTGATATTGTTTCTAATTCTTCTCCATTATCAAATAACAGCACCGGAACATTTACTCCAAATAGCGCATACGCTTATCAAATTGGTCTTGTAAATCGTGGTCAAATTTTGCCACAACAGCTCGTTGTTTCTTCTGACGCCTCTGCGATTATTGAACTTATTGTAAGTACTGCAACAAATCCTGTATCACTAACTAATGCTACATTTACTCCTATAAATACATTAGGTTCTTTCAATTCTCTATCTTCCAGAGATTATACAGCTAATGCTGTTACCGCAAATACTGGCGAAGTTGTTTACGCATTTTCAGCACCAGCTGGTGGTTCTGGTCTACAGACTTTTGATTTGACTAACTTATTCGCTCTTTATAATAATATCAGAGGTAATGCTCCAGATATTTTGACTGTTGCTGTTTCTACAAATTCAACATCAACAAACGTTGCGGCGCATCTTATTGCGCAAGAAGCAATGTCATAAGGAACAAAAATGAAGTTAATAACAGAAGTATTCGAAGAAGTTGAATATCTTTCAGAAGCCAAAGAAGATGGCGAAAAAGAACATTATATTCATGGCGTGTTTCTTCAAGGCGATTTAAAAAATCGCAACGGAAGAATTTATCCAATTCATATTTTGGATAAAGAAGTTGGTCGTTATATGAAAGAAATGGTCAAATCAAGTCGCGCTTTTGGTGAATTGGGTCACCCTGCCGGCCCTTCAATTAACCTAGATAGAGTTTCTCATATTATTATAGATCTTAAAAAAGAAGGTAAAAACTATATTGGTAAGGCAAAACTTACTGATACGCCTATGGGCAATATAGCTAAAGGTCTTCTTAAATCTGGTGGTAAATTTGGTGTTTCTTCAAGAGGTCTAGGATCGCTTAAATCTGGTAAAGATGGAGCAATGGAAGTTCAAGACGATTATAGATTAGCCACTGCTGCTGATATTGTTCACGATCCTTCAGCCCCACACGCTTTTGTTGAAGGAATTATGGAAGGAGTTGATTGGCTTTATGATCCGGTTAAAGATACTTGGTACGAAGAAAAATTGATGAACACTAAAAAAGCGTTAAATAAAATGACTAGAAGTCAAATAGAAGAACAACAATTGGCTATTTTTGAAAATTATATAGCTTCGTTGACAGTAAAAACTACCCTAATATAAATAATTTTAAATTCTAATAAGGAGACCTTAAATGTCTGGAACCAACAAAAATCGTGAATTTGAAGAAATTCTTAGAGCTACTTTAGAAGAAGCCAAGAAAAAGAAGGCTAAGGCTAAAGATCGTGAGGAAGAAGAAGGCGAAGAAGAGGAAGAAGAAGGCGAAGAAGAGGAAGAAGAAGATTCTAAAGAATCTGACCGCGAACAAGGTTGGTCTAAGACAAACAAAGGATCTGAAAAGAGAGACGAAAAACAGGACGAAAAAGAAAACAAGGGTAAGAAAAGACCCGCTGCTTTCGGTAAAGTCGAAGAAGAAACAGCTGCTGCAGCTTCTCTTCACCCAGCCGCAAAGTCAATTGGTGATCCAAAGGCTCTTACTAAGTCAAAGATTGGTATGATGACAGGCATGATGCACATGATGAACGGCATGGGCAAAAATGACATGGTTGACTTTTTCAATAAAGTAATCGGCCTTTATGGTCCAAGCAAAGATTGGGGCGTTGGCGATAAGTCAGGTTCAAATCAGTCTTCAATTGATATGCATCCTTCTCAAGCTGTTTCCGCAAAGGGTCCAAAGACTAAGATGCCTATGCCAAAGCTTAATGTCAAAGAAGACGTTGAAGCTATGTTTGAAGGTCAAGAACTATCAGAAGAATTTAAAGATACTGCCGCAACATTGTTTGAAGCTGCTGTATCAGCGCGCGTTATAGCTGAGTCTGCTCGTCTTGAAGAAGAATTCGAAGCTCAGCTTAACGAAAGCCTTGTTTCATTCAAAGAAGAAATTACTTCTAAGCTAGACACTTATCTAGATTACGTAGTTGAAAATTGGATGAAGGAAAACGAGGTTGCTATTGAATCAACACTTCGTAACGAACTTGCAGAAGAATTTATCGAAGGATTGAAGAATTTGTTCGCTGAGCACTACATTTCTGTGCCACAGGAACAGGTTGATGTTCTTGAAGCTCTTGCCGATAAGGTAAATGAACTTGAAGAAAAACTTAATGAAACAATTTCTGAAAACGTAGAACTAAAGAATATTGTTGTTGAAGAATCAGCAAAGGATATTTTTGAAGAACTCGCTTCCGACCTTGCACTAACACAGCAGGAAAAGTTCGCGACTCTCGCTGAAGGAATTGAATTCGACGGAGATCTTGGAATTTATGAAAAGAAATTGAAGATCATCAAGGAAAACTATTTTAGACAGGAACAAACTACTTCAACAAACATTCAAGAAGAAACTTTTGAAGGTGAAGTAGGAACTGTTGTAAATATTGATCCTGCCGTTAACCGTTACGTTCAAGCTCTTGCAAGAACAGTTAAGAAGTAAAAAACTAAATTTTATAAATAAATTGAAATAACTTAATTAACCCGAAAGGAAAAATAAATGTATCTAGCTGAGGAAATTCAAAATAAGTGGGCTCCAGTTCTTGACCATGACGCTCTTGGCGTTATCAAGGATCAGCACCGCCGTTCTGTAACTGCAATGATGCTCGAAAACACTGAAAAGGCTCTAGCCGAATCAGGAGCTCACGGCGGTTATCAGACTCTTTCAGAAACATCGTCACTACTTCCAGTTAACGCGATGGGTTCTTCATCGTCAACTGCTGGCGCTGGTGGTATCGATACTTTCGACCCAGTATTGATTTCTCTTGTACGTCGTGCAATGCCTAACCTCATTGCTTATGATATCTGCGGCGTTCAGCCAATGACTGGTCCTACTGGACTTATCTTCGCAATGCGTTCACGTTACGCTAACCAGACTGGTACAAACGGTCTTGCTAACGGCCAGACCCAAGATAACGAAACTTTCTACAACGAAGTTAACACAGCCTTCACTGGTGAAGGTGGTCTTACTGGCGTTAATCCAAATACATTTGGTCAGGGCTTCCTTGGTACTATTCCTGGTGCAACTAATACTTCACCACTTACAGCTACCAACACTTATAACACTGGACAGGGTATGTCAACATCACAGGGCGAATCTCTTGGTGTTGATTCAGGTAACGCTTTCCCACAGATGGCCTTCACAATTGAAAAGGTTACTGTAACTGCTAATACTCGCGCTCTAAAGGCAGAGTATACAATGGAACTCGCACAGGACCTTAAGGCAATTCACGGTCTTGATGCTGAAACAGAACTTTCAAACATTCTTTCAGCTGAAATTCTTGCTGAAATCAATCGTGAAATTGTTCGTACAATCAACATCACAGCGGTTGCCGGCGCTCAGCAGAATACAACTACTGCAGGTGTATTCGACCTAGATACAGACTCAAATGGCCGTTGGTCAGTTGAAAAGTTCAAGGGTCTTATGTTCCAGCTTGAACGTGAAGCTAACTTTATCGCTCGTACAACTCGTCGTGGTAAGGGTAACATCGTTATCTGTTCTTCGGACGTTGCTTCCGCTCTACAGATGGCCGGTGTTCTTGATTACGCTCCTGCTCTTAACTCAAACAAGCTAGAAGTTGATGATACTGGTAATACTTTTGCTGGTGTTCTTAACGGTCGTCTAAAGGTTTATATTGATCCATATGCTATCGGCGGTAACTATATCACTGTAGGTTATAAGGGTTCATCAGCCTTCGACGCCGGTCTGTTCTATTGCCCATACGTTCCTCTACAGATGGTACGCGCAGTTGATCAGTCAACATTCCAGCCAAAGATTGGGTTCAAGACTCGTTATGGCGTTGTTGCTAACCCATTTGCTCAGGGTCTAACTAAGGGTTCTGGCGCTCTTACTATTAACACTAACGTTTACTATCGTCGCGTTATTGTTAACAACCTTATGTAAGATATACAAAAAGACGGTTTCAAACCGCAAACTGGGGAGCTTCGGCTCCCCTTTTTTATGTATAAATAGTATGAAAAGGAGATAACGATAATGTCAGCACTAGATAATACAACACCGGAAAATCGTAATTTTCTTAGTCCGCTCAATTTCAGATTTCAAATCAAAAAAGCTCCAAACGTTAATTTTTTCGTTCAAAAAGTTAACATAGCTCCTATTTCAATTAAACCGGCCATTACAGCGACTCCTTTTGTAAATATTCCCTTTCCTGGCGAACACATAGATTATGACGCTTTAAGTATTACATTTAAAGTTGATGAAGATTTACAGAATTATCTTGAGATACATAATTGGCTCAAAGCTTTAGGTAAACCAAAAGATTTTTCTGAATACGCTGATTTAGCCAACAATCCTTCTTATACAGGCGATGGTATATATTCGGATATTTCTTTGACTGTATTGACGAGCGATAAAGCGCCTAATTACGAAACAATTTACGTAGACGCTTTTCCTATAAGCCTATCAGGATTGACATTCAATACAACAGACTCGGACGTTAATTATATTGAAGCTTCGGCCTCTTTCAAATACACTTACTACGATATTAATAAGATTTAGCTTTACTTTTCTAGAAAAGTATAGTATAATGTAATATTAATAAAATGAGGTGTATTATGAATATTGATGAAATTTCTGAACTTTGGAAAAAAGATTCTATTATAGATAGAACTGAATTGGGTGATGAAGCTCTTAAAATTCCTTCTTTACATCAAAAATATTACAATATTTACATTAACGAAAAATTGATTCTTCGCAAACAAGAAGCTAATTTAAAACAATTAAAGTTAGAAAAATATGAATTTTTGAGTCAAGGACCAAACGAAGAAACACAAACCAAAGGTTGGAAACTACCAGCAAAAGGTTTGATACTTAAAACCGATATACCTATGTATATGGAAGCTGATGAAGACCTTATTAATATGTCTCTCAAAATAGGGTATCAACAAGAAAAAATAGAATTTTTAGAATCGATTATCAAAAGCCTAACTAATAGAGGATATCAGATTAAATCTGCTATTGATTTTATAAGATTTACAAGCGGTTCATAATGAATACAGTACAAATATTCAAAATAAACGAATTATACAATAAGATAATAGCCGAACCTTCAATAATTATGGAGATGAGCAGTTATTTTACTTTTGATGTTCCGGGCGCAAAATTTACACCCGCTTATCGTAATAAGATGTGGGATGGTAAAATACGTTTACTCAATCCGATGACTTGTCAATTATACGCTGGTCTTAATCGTTATGTTGAAGAATTTTGTAAATCAAGAAATTATGAATTAGAATATCTTTCCGATTTTTCATCAGAAGAATTTTCAGTCAAAGAAGCAAAAGAATTTATTGATGAACTTAAACCAACTATTCAACCCAGAGATTATCAATTAAACGCTTTTATTCATGCTGTAAGAGAAAGAAGATCGCTTCTTTTATCACCAACAGCTTCAGGAAAATCTTTCATCATTTATATTTTAGTGAGGTATTATGCTAAACGCACTCTTATTATCGTTCCAACAACTTCTCTCGTTTCTCAGCTTGCTTCTGATTTTGCCGACTATGGTTTTGATTCTTCTAAATACGTTCATAGAATATTTTCTGGTCAAGATAAACAGACGACTAAACCAATCACGATCTCTACCTGGCAGTCCATTTATAAGCTTCCTAAAGAGTTTTATAAACAGTTTGATGTAGTCATAGGAGACGAGGCACATCTATTCAAAGCCAAATCACTAACCTCTATAATGTCTAAACTCGATGATTGTAAATATAGATTTGGTTTTACCGGAACTTTAGACGGCACTCAAACTAATAAGTTAGTGTTAGAAGGTCTATTCGGACCTGTCAGAAAAGTAACATCAACATCAGAATTAATAGAACAAAAACATTTGGCTTCTTTTAAAATAAAAGCTATTGTTCTATCACACCCTGAATCTACCCGTAAAATGTTAGCTAGAGCATCGGATTATCAATCCGAGATGGATTTCATAGTTAGATTAGAAGCAAGAAACAAATTCATTCGTAATCTAGCTTTATCGCTTAATGGTAACACTCTTTTATTATTTCAGTTTGTAGAAAAACACGGTAAAGCTCTTTACGATAATTTAATTTCAGAAGCTCCAGATAGAAAAATATATTATGTTTCAGGTTCTGTTGATGGAGAAGAACGCGAAGAAATAAGGAAAATAGTTGAAAACGAAACTAATGCTATTATCGTAGCTTCTTATGGAACGTTTTCTACAGGCGTTAATATTAAAAACCTTCACAATATAATATTCTCTAGTCCTTCGAAGTCTAGAGTTAGAAACTTACAGTCTATCGGTCGTGGATTACGTAAGTCTGAATCTAAAGAAGAAGCGGTATTATATGATATTGCTGACGATATATCATGGAAGTCTAAAAAGAACTTCACTTTGTTACACTTTATGGAACGAGTAAAGATATACAATGAGGAGAAGTTCAGTTATAAACTATATAATGTTTCCTTAAACTACTAATATTATCATCATCACATTAGTGATTATACTACATTGGCAAAAAAAGTAAAGGACTAAAATGAAGAAACCAAGAAATTATATCAACAACAAAACTCTGTATACCTCTATCATAGAATATAAAACAAAATTAAAACAAGCTATTGAAGATGATAAACCTATGCCGCAAGTTTCAAATTACATAGGTCAGTCAATTATTTTAATTTGTGAAAATTTAGCCAAGAAACCTAATTTTTCCGGATATACTTACAAACAAGATATGATTTCAGACGGTATTCATGATTGTATAGCCGCTGTTGATAATTTCAACCCGGATAAAACTAATAATCCGTTTGCATATTTTACTCAGATAGCTTGGAACGCTTTTCTTAGACGTATACAAAAGGAAAAAAAGCAAACTTACATTAAACATAAAAACTTCGAGAATAGTTTCCTAACAAATCAACTTTGGACAGATAATGATAACATGCAATTGAAGTCTAATGAATATTCAAATGAATTGGTAAGGTCTTTTGAAAGTAAGTTGACTTTTGCTTCAAAGAAGGGTAAACTTAAAGGAGTTGAATTGTTTTCAGAGGAAGAACAAGAAAATGAAAAATCTACACTTAGTACCGATTAATATTCAAGACTTAGTTGAAAAACTTAATGATAAAAATGTTAGAGAAAACGAATTGATGAATTATCAGCTCAGATTAGAAGCTATAAGAGACTATTGTGCGCAGGCAATCTATAAACATAACGTAAGTAAACCAATAGATCATTCTAAAAATAAAAGAATGGACCCTAATACTAGAAAAAGATAAACTATGAAGATCGCTCTTATTACAGATACACACTGGGGAGTTCGTAACGATAATGTCGCTTTTCTCGATAATTCTAAAATATTTCTTGATAATATCTTTTTCCCTTATCTACTTAAGAATGAAATTAGTACGGTTATTCATCTAGGAGACCTTGTCGATCGTCGCAAATATATTAACATTAATACTGCTCGTCGACTCAGGGAAGATTTTCTAGAACCTTTATCTCACGGCGGCGTCGACGTTCACATCATCGCGGGTAATCATGATACTTATTTTAAAAACACTAATTCCGTCAACGCTTTAAACGAGTTAGTTTCGGGGTCTTATCCGTTTAAGATATACGACAAGTTCCCGGAAGAAGTAGAGTTTGATGGAACAAAAATATTGTTTGTACCTTGGATTTGTGATGATAACAGAAAACAAACATTGGAAAAAATTAAATCTACAGAAGCTCAAATAGTTATGGGTCATTTGGAGATCTCAGGGTTTGAGATGCATAAAGGTTCTATTGTATCTCATGGAGACGACCGTAATATTTTTTCTAAATTTGATTTGGTGATGTCGGGTCATTATCATCATAGATCAACAGACGGGACTATATTTTATCTAGGTTCTCATGCAGAATTTACTTGGTCTGATTATAATGATCCTAAAGGGTTTCATGTATATGATACGGAAACAAGAGAAATACAATTTGTAGAAAACCCCTACAAAATGTTTAAGAAAATTTGGTATAATGATTCTGATGAAAAATTCGTTAACAATAAAATAAATTACAACGAATATAGAAATTGTATGGTTAAGGTTATCGTTCAAGAAAAAAACAATCTTTATTGGTTCGATAAATTCATTGAAAATATAGAAAACGTTAACCCCATTGATTTACAGATAGTTGAAGACCATTTGAATTTAAACCTCGAGGATGATAAAGATATAGTTAATGAAGCTGAATCAACAATAGATATATTCAAAAACTATATTGAGTCTTTTGAAGATAAATCTATAGATAAAACTAAATTAGAAAATAAAATTGTAGAAATATACAATGAGGCTATAGCTTTAGAATGATTACATTTAAAAAATTAAGATGGATGAATTTTCTTTCGACCGGAAATATATTTACGGAAATTTCTCTTAATGAAAATAACACTACATTAATAGTTGGTGAAAATGGGGCTGGTAAATCTACTATACTAGATGCTCTTTCTTTTGTTTTGTTTGGTAAACCGTTTCGTAAAATCAACAAACCACAACTATTAAATTCTATCAATCAAAAAGGATTGTTAGTTGAAGTGGAATTTTCTATACAAAATAAAGAGTATAAAATTGTTAGAGGTATGAAGCCTTCGGTGTTTAAAGTGTTTCAAAACGAGACACTGATGAATCAATCTGCGGAAATGAAAGATTATCAAGAAATACTTGAAAAGCAAATACTCAAAGTAAATCACAAATCGTTTTGTCAAGTGGTTGTTCTTGGTTCGGCAACGTTTCAACCATTTATGCAATTATCCGCTTCTAATCGTAGAGAAATTATCGAAGATTTGTTAGAGCTTCAAATTTTCACTACCATGAATTCTTTGTTGAAAGATAAGTTATCAGATAACAATGAACTATTGCGTGATAAAATGTCCGAAAAGAAAATTATTGATTCTAAAATAGAATTAACAAAGAAACATCTTTTGAGTATACAAAACAATAACGAAAATATTATTTCCGAAAAGCAAATCTTAATCAAAGAAACTGAAATCAAAATTCAAAATAATTTGAGTAAGTTAGAAACGTTTATTGAAAATGTTAAAGAATTAAATTCAAAAATCATAGATCAAGATAAAGTAAATAAGAAAATTACAAAGCTTTCTCAACTCAAACATCAAATAGAAGCTAAAGTTGCTTTGTTGAACCGCGATGTTGATTTCTTTGATAAACATAAAGATTGTCCAACTTGTAAACAATCAATACAAGAAGATTTTCGAGAAAAAACTATAAATGAAAAAAAGGAGATTATTGAAGAATCGCAAGACGGTTTGAATAAACTAGCCGTAGAATATGAAGCTTCTAATAATCGTCTCAATGAAATTATGTTAATATTAAATGATATTAGAAATAAAGAGATGGAAATATATAAACTTGAAACTGATATCAAAACTATGAATAATTATATAAACGAATTGAAAAAGGATATCAATTTAATTAAAAACAAACAGATTGAAGGCACAGACAATAATATTACGGATTATGAAAACGAATTGAAAGAGTTAGAATTAAAAATCGTCATCGTTAAAGAGGATCGAAACATATTAAACGCTGCTTCTATCTTATTGAAAGATGGCGGAATTAAAGCTCGTATCATCAAACAGTACATACCAGTTATCAACAAACTGATTAATAAATATCTTTCGGCGATGGAATTTATGTGTCAATTTGAACTTAATGAGGAATTTAATGAAACCATCAAATCCAGGTTCCGCGACGAATTTTCTTATGAATCGTTTTCTGAAGGCGAAAAGATGCGAATCAATTTGGCGATATTATTTACTTGGCGCGCTGTGGCTAAGTTGCGTAATAGTATTAATACTAACCTTTTGATCATGGACGAAGTTTTCGATAGCTCGTTGGACGGAAACGGCACAGAAGAATTTCTTAAGATAATAAAAAGCTTGACTTCTGACACAAACACGTTTATAATAAGTCATAAAGGCGACCAATTATATGATAAATTTGATAGAGTTCTCAAGTTTGAAAAACACAAGAATTTTTCAAGATTGGCGAGTTGATTCGATTTTATCAATTCTTTGGTTCAATAAATGAAAATGTTGATCAATATGCTCTAATAGATGAGATAAATTTTTATGTTGTTGTTTTTCGAGATCGTATATTTTTATACTACGATCTCTATCTATTTCTTCTTGTCTATTAGAAGCCATCATGATAACTGGAGCGGCATAAGCAGCTTGAAAACTAAGCACAAGATTTAGGAATACGAATGGATAAGGATCAAAATTATTTGGAGAAAATACGTTAAAGAGTATCCACACCGCCAACATCGCTGTTTGTATAATTAAAAACGTCCAAGATCCCATGCTAAAAGCTACTTTATCGGCTAGAAATTGTCCTATAGTTAATCCGTTTTTCATATTTTATCCTTTCTTTAAGTTAAGTTTTATTTACATGGACAAAACAATGAATAACATTTGGCGCATATGGGCGAAGGCGCTCGGAGAAAAATCAGGCAAAAGTGATGATGAATCCGATAAAATCGCTATAATTAGAACTGTAATTGTATTAAGTTATATTATAACAAACCTATTTATTATCGCTGGAGTAATAAAACATTGGAATTGATTAAGGAAAATAATAATGAATCTAGTAAAACCAAATGACCCTATACTTACTACTGAATGTAAGCCTTTTGATTTCGCTCACCCTCCTTTTGATCCTATCGATTTCAGCAAAGAAATTGTTAAATTCATGTATGACTCTGGGGGTATTGGTCTGGCTGCTAATCAAGTTGGAGTTCCTTACCGTATTTTTGCGATGAGAGGAGCTCCAGAAAACTTTGTTTGCTTCAACCCCAAAATAGTTCAATTAGGCGAACAAGAAGTTTCCCTTGAAGAAGGGTGCTTGACTTATCCCGGATTATTAGTTAAAATAAAGCGTCCTCAACATATAAGAGTTCGTTTTCAGACGCCTAACAGCGACACTTTGACGAAACAGTTTACGGGTATGAGTGCTAGAATATTTCAACACGAACTAGATCACCTAGATGGGGTTATATTCTATAACAGAGCTAATCGTTATCATAGAGATCAAGCTTTGAAGAGCTGGAAACGTGGTGACGTTTCTGCGATTCAAGTGAATCCCCTTGGAGAGTATTATGAACATCTTTTAAAATAGTAAATTTGTTTTACAATTATTGTTATGCCATCGACTAATATTAAACACAGTAGCTATTTTACCACAATGTATACAAGTGTCATTTTTATGTACTATTCCTTTTAGAGCTAATCCTATTGCTATTTTATGACTTTCTGATTTTGCATTTTTATAATTTTCTTTGTTCGGTTTAGGTTTTCTAAGTTTTTCTTTCACCCATTCTGGTCTTGGAACGCCTTTTAATGCATTAGATCTTTCTTTCTTAGCTTGTTCATACATAGCTCCAGTAAATGGTCTTGATTGATATGGGTTAGAAACAATCATCATAGCAAATGCATGTTTCAACTTTCTATTATCTGGATACGCTTTACATAAAAAATAATGGGCAAGAAAATGAGCTTTAGGAGGAAGCTTAATTAAATTTGATTTATCATTTTTACCACCAAGACATTTAGGTAATATGTGATGATTTTCATGTATCGTAACATTAACTGATTTATATGTTTCTATTAACTTTTGATATCGATCAAGAAAACGTTTGACTTTGGGTTCAGGAAACATTATAATAACCTTTGTAATTCGTTATCATCTATTTATAAAATGGAGGTTCTTATTAATATCTTCTACGTTGACGAAGATCCTATGGACGCTGCTCAGGCGCTCGTAGATAAACACGTTGTTAAAATGATTCTCGAGAGCGCACAGCTGCTTTCGACAGCACATCGAGTACTTGATGGTCAAGAAATCGAAGGTAAATCAGCAACTGGTCGTAAAGCTCGTCGTTGGATTCTTCCAGACGCTCGTGACGATGTTATGTATGCTGCTACGCATATCAATCATCCGTCAGCCGTTTGGTGCCGCACTTCTGTACGTAACTACGATTGGCTCGTAGATCACTTTTACGCTTTGATGCGAGAGTATAATCATCGTTATAACAAAACGCACAAATGCTACGGTGAACTCTCATATATGCTTCAATCTCCGCCGCATAACTTGAAAGCTTGGGAGTGGACTGAGATGCCATCTTGTATGGCAGAAGAGTATATTATTTCTAAAGACCCGATAATCAATTATCGTAATTATTATCGCGAAGGTAAGAAAAATTTACACAAATGGACTAACAGACAACCTCCGGAGTGGATCAATGCGTAGTTGGGAATGGGACTGGTTTATTGGATGGACCTGTGCGACAGTAATGGTTTTAGGTATTGTAAGTATGATTTACTTTGGCGTTCAAAGTACGAATGAGAAATATTATGCATCTATGGATAAGTGCATTTCTGTTGGTGGTTCATTTGTTCCTACATCTCAAGGTAATGCAATTTGTCTTATGAGTAACAAGCAATGAATAAAGACGAAATGATTTTGTCTTTAGAAAAAGAATTAGAAGAAGAAATAAAAACTTGGAAGAGAAATTCTCCAAAAGAAATACACCGTAAAAAAGAAGAAAGAATTTTTTTATTTCGTTCTGTTATTGCGTATTTAAAGGGAAATTTTAAATTGAGAGAATCTTCTCTTGATTCAAAAATTAGTAAAGCTTATGGTAAAGATGCTATCAAGCAAGCTGCAGATGGTAAATTTTTTAGAGATACACTAGGGTCTGCTTGGGCTATAAAAAAGGAAGAATCAAAATGACTATGTTTACAGACGTTCGTGATTTTCATCAGGCATTTGGTCAGCGTATTGGCGATAAGCCAGAGTTTCCTGATGACGATGAGCGCAAGCTTAGAGTAAAGCTTCTTAGAGAAGAAGTCCGAGAATATATGGACGGTGAATCATTCAATGATCTTGTTGAAGTCGCTGATGCACTAGCTGATATTATTTACATCGCTTGTGGTACTGCCGTTTCTTATGGCATTCCTCTCGACGATATTTTTGCTGAAGTTCATAGAAGTAATATGGCTAAACTTGTTGATGGTAAAGTACTTCGTCGTGAAGATGGTAAAATAATGAAGCCCGAAGGTTGGACTCCTCCAAACGTTAAAAAAATCTTAGAAAAGAAAATAAGAAGTTGATAATACGTCACAATTAAGCTATAATTGATGCATATATAGTATGTGTAGATATTGAAGGAGAACAATATGGTTAAACGTATAGTAGCAAAACAAATTTTTGATTCAGAACATATGTTGGGTAAGTTCCCGACTGAATCTGATTATGATATTGTAATCAATGAAGATACAGATTGTTATTTACCACCTCTTTGTGATATATCCCGAAAAGCCAGTTGTGATCTAGAGTGTAGCGATTGTATGAAAGGTAATGACGAACGTAGAATAGCTTTTAAATTTCGTAAAAATTATTTCTCTACAGAAGAACAAAAGTTGGCTTACGAGGGGCTTCGTGAAGCTGCGACACAAAGTCAAAACAGAGGACTGGCTGCTGGCCCGCGTGGAGAAATATTGGAAGCTCAAGGACCAGGCGGCCGCGATTGGGTGAACGCTTATGAATTAGAAATTCTTAATTTGTTTTTAGACAACGGTGCTGATCTTGGGGAATTTACTGGAGAAAAGAAAACTGTTGAATCTATTAGAAAAAAGTATAAAGAAGGTAAAGGCGATAAGGAAGAAGTTCGCGGACACGTTTGGTTACGTAGCGAAGTTATGAAAGAATATCCTGATTATTTTGGTTGGTTTGATAAATGGGTTGATGGTCTAAGTAATAAGCCTCATGAAATGATCAAAGCTGAAGCTGAAAGAGCTTTTAATGAATGGATTTCGGACACTAATTACGCTCAATCCGTTTTTTCGGGCGTCGCTGGTTGGTATGATCGTTACCCGAGAATTCCTTACGGCCGCGCGACTTCTTATACTGAAAAAAACCCAGAGCTATTTAAGAAAGCTTATCCTTTCCTACAATCTTTGAATCGCGGATTCAAAGATTTGTTGCCATGGCGTTGGAACAACCAAAAAGAAGCAGCTGATAAGCTTGACCCCAGATATCTAGTTCCTGGAACAGTTTTTACAACTATTACTGTTAACAAATCGTTTAGGACTGCTTGTCATAGAGACGCCGGAGATTTAAACGAAGGTTTATCGAACCTGTTGGTTCTAGGTGATGGAGAATACACAGGCGGATATCTAGTGTTTCCGCAAGTAAGAATAGCGGTTAATGTTCGTCCTGGAGACCTATTGTTGGTGAATAATCATGAAGTAATTCATGGTAATACTGAAATTAAACTCAATCATGAAAAAGCAGAACGTATTTCAATCGTTTGTTATTTCCGTGAAAAAATGCTTGAGCTTAAATCTTTCGAATATGAAAATCTACGTAAACAATTTGTCGACGAGCGTAGATTGAATAAATCGCATAAACTTTGGAGACCTCTTTGGAACGGAGTTTCCCCCGGTATGTGGGAAGATCAAGAGTGGTATGATTATCTGAAAGCTCATAATATGGAAGATCCGTATAAGAAAGAAGCTGCAGCTAGTTTAGAGGATTTCTTTGATGATTAATGAAAATAGTGTCCATCCTATAGGTAGATGGAGCGAAATAGAAAAAACAAAAGAAATAATTGACCTCAAACAAGGTATGGATTTTCGCGAACCACAATATCGCCGCGAAGTATTTTTAAGATTTTATGAATTTCATCTTAAATATCGCTCTCATCCAGGGGCGGTATATTTTATGTTTCCTTATTTACAATACAAATTTTCTTTAACAGAAGAAGATATGTATTGGTTGACGTTTATTAACGGCGTAAGTCAAAATATAGTAACAACTTGGACCATCTTTAAAAAATATCCAAATTTCAATATTAATCCGAATGAAATTCAACAATATATATTGGATAATTGGAATAAATTAGAATGGGATATGGACCGCCGCTATTGTAAAACTAAATTTGGTAAAGCTCTAGAATCTTATCAAACTTTAGTTGGTAATGAAACACAAAAACAATTTTGGGAAGAATTGGGTAGTTTCAAAAACTGTTGGGAAACTGTGTTAAATAAATTTTATGCTTTTGGTAGGCTTTCGACCTTTTCTTTCCTTGAATATCAGCGTATAATTGGGCTTGATGTAGATTGTGATGAATTATTTTTGACGGATATGTCTGGTAGTAAATCTCATAGAAACGGTTTAGCGATTGTGTTAGGTAGAGATGATCTAGATTGGCACAATAAAACAAATCCGAATTTTCAAGGATATAAAAAAGAACATTTAAGTTGGTTGATCGAAGAAGGAGAATTACTTCTTGAAGAATCTAAAATAAGATTTAAAAACAAACCTTTTTATAAAGACGTTTCTTATTTTACTCTTGAATCAACGCTTTGTTGTTATAAATCTTGGCACCGTAAAAATAGAAGATATCCTAATGTCTATGTGGATATGTTTCATGATAGAATTAAAAGAGCCGAAAAGGTTTGGGAAGGTAAAGAAGATTTTAATTTATTTTGGGAAGCTAGAGAAAAATATTTACCGAATAATTTAAGGTTAGAATGTAATCCTTCAGATCCAGGTCTTCACCCAATTAAACAAAATCATTATTTAAAGACTGGTCAAGTTATAATGATGGATAATGATTGGGAATGTTTTAAGAATGATTTTAATCAAAATTTGAATAATAATTTGGAGAAATTTATATGAAAATTATTGCTATTGGCGGAGAACCTGGTTCCGGTAAATCCACGTTGATGAAAATGATATTGGAAAAATATAAATTTGAACCCAAGTATACAAGTTATAAATTAGTTCCTTACCTTCAATTTGATAACATTTACGTATTGGGTAAATACGAAGAAGGGGAAGTATTTTCAGGGACAGATCGTATGTCAATGGCAGTACAACCGGAAGCAATAAAGTTTCTTGACTTTTTGAGTAAAGATAGTATAGTATTATTTGAGGGTGATAGGTTATTTACTTCTTCTTTCCTAGAACATTGTATTGATAATTTCGATACAACAGTAATTTATCTATCAACTACGAAAGATATTAGAACAGAACGTTATAAAGAACGCGGTAGCGACCAAAATGAAACTTGGTTGGCGGGTAGAGAAACTAAATTGAATAACATAATGACAAACTTCAATATTATGTTTAACGTTGAAAAGTTTGAAAATAATAATAAAAAAGACCAATTGGTTGTCTTTGAAAGAATTGTGGATATTATTAATGACAAGTAAAGATAAAAAAATCTCATACAAATATGCTGAAGATCGGATTATTGAAGATTTCAAAGCCTATATAGATAAGACATACGATGCTCATTACAAAACAGAAAACGATGTTCAATGTTTTGATGCATGGATTGCTCTCGGGGACGCCACTCCTACTTTTCGTAACACAGGATTAAAATATCTTTGGCGTTATGGTAAGAAAAATGGTAATAACAAAGATGACTTGATGAAAACCCTACATTACACGCTAATGTGTTTGTTTAACGATCATTATAAAAATAAAGGTGAATAAAGTATGGAAATTAACATTAACGTAGAAGAATTAAGAAAGCGTAAGCTTTTTATCGCCACTCCAATGTATGGTGGCGCATGTGCTGGTATGTTTGCTAAGTCTTGTGCTGATCTTTCGGCGATTTGTGCTCAGTATGGAATACCGCTTCAATATTATTTTTTGTTTAACGAATCACTGATTACGCGCGCAAGAAATTACTGTTGCGATGAGTTTATGCGTTCCGATGCAGAACATTTGATGTTTATTGATTCTGATATTGGATTTAATCCCCAAGACGTTATCGCCTTGATGGCTCTTCAAGCACAAAATCCAGAAAAGTATGATATCATTGGCGGACCTTATCCTAAAAAGTGTATTTCTTGGGAAAAGATTAAACGTGCGGTAGATAAGGGTGTTGCCGATGCTGATCCTAACGTGCTTGAAAAGTTTGTTGGCGATTTTGTATTTAATCCAAAGGGCGGTCAACAGTCAATTGCTATTGGAGAACCTTGTGAAGTTCTAGAAATTGGAACTGGATTTATGATGATTACTAAGCCAGCAATGCAGAAGTTTACGGACTCATATCCTCAGTATATGTATAAGCCAGATCATGTTCGCACTGAGCACTTTGACGGTACTCGCGAGATCATGATGTATTTTCAAGCTGAAGTCGATCCAGTCTCAAAGAGATACTTGTCCGAAGACTATTGGTTTTGTCAAAAGGCTCAACAAATTGAACTTAAGACATGGTTCTGCCCATGGATGAAAATGCAGCATGTAGGAACGTATATTTTTGGTGGTTCTCTTGCTGATTTGGCGTCAATTGGCGCTGCCGCTACTGCTGACCCTTCTCAGCTAGGCGGTAAACAGAAGAAGAAGTAAAATATTTAAATTAACGAAAGGTGAATAAATTATGAAGATTGATACTAATACAATTAATGTACTTAAGAACTTCGCAAAGATTAATCCTTCTATCGTAATTCAGGAAGGTAATACATTGAAGACTATTTCGACGTCTAAGACTATTATGGCAAAGGCGACGGTAACAACTGAATTTGATAAGCGTTTTGCGATCTATAATCTTGATCGTTTTATTTCTGCATTGAGTTTGTTCAACAACCCCGAACTAGATTTCAATGATAAGTACGTTAATATTTTCGACGCCAACAAGAGCACTCATTATACTTATGCCGACGAAAGCACGATTACTAAGACTCCGGAAAAGGAAATCAAGCTTCCTTCTATCGACGTTACTTTCACTCTAACCAATGATAATTTGAAGGACGTTGAAAAGGCTGCTGGCGTTTTGGGACTTCCGGAAATTGTCGTTGTTGGTGACGGAAAGCTAATTAGCTTGCAAGCCGCCGACACCAAGAATCCTTCTGGTGATGTGTATTCTGTTGAAATCGGAACAACCAATAAAACTTTTAAGGCTATTTTTAAGTCTGAAAATATCAAGATCATCCCTGGAGATTATGAAGTTAGTATTTGTTCTAAAGGTATTTCTTGCTTTAAGGGCAAGGAAGCTGATTATTGGATTGCAGTAGAGCAGTCTTCAACTTTCTAAGTTTACCTTTGACTTGGGAGGGGCTATAATATAGTTCCTCTTTTTTTATCATGGAGATATATTATGAGAGAAGAGTTCCTGTGGGTCGAGAAGTATCGCCCAAAAACTATAGAAGAAACTATCCTTCCGATTGAATTAAAAGCTGTTTTTCAACAGTTTGTAGATCAACAAAATATTCCAAACCTTATTCTTTCTGGTTCTGCCGGTGTTGGTAAAACAACGGTAGCTAGAGCAATGTTAGAACAGCTTGGTTGTGATTACATTGTTATTAACGGTTCTATGAATGGTAATATCGACACTCTTAGAAACGAAATCCTAAACTTCGCTTCATCTGTTTCTCTTTCTGGAGGGCGTAAGTATGTTATTCTTGATGAGGCGGATTATCTAAACGCCAATTCGACTCAACCGGCTCTTCGTAACTTCATGGAAGAGTTTTCTAGAAATTGCGGGTTTATTCTTACTTGTAACTTTAAAAATAGGATTATCGAGCCTCTTCATTCTCGTTGTTCGGTTATCGACTTTAAAATCGGTAAAAAAGAAATGGCGAAACTCGCGATGCAGTTTATGAAGCGAGTGTCAAACATTCTTAATTCTGAAAACATAGAATTCGATAAAGCTGTCGTCGCAGAAGTAATTCAAAAACATTTTCCTGATTGGCGTAGAGTTCTTAACGAGCTTCAGCGTTATTCGGCGACGGGTAAAATTGATTCTGGTATTTTGGCTAACCTACAACAAGTTTCTATCAAGGAACTGGTTTCTATGCTCAAGGAAAAGAATTTTTCTGGGCTACGTAAATGGGTTGGGGAAAATCTTGATAATGATCAGAACAGTATATTTCGTCAGTTGTATGATACAGCCTCAGAATTTCTCCCTCCTACCGATGTAGCTCAACTGGTGTTGATATTGGGTAAATATCAATATCAAGCGGCTTTCGTTGCGGATCAGGAAATTAATCTTATGGCTTGTCTAACGGAAATTATGATCAATTTGGAATTCAACTAATGAACCCTTTTGATTATGTAAATTCTATTCTTTATTCAAAGAAAAATCTTATAGTTGACGAAGTGACGGAGAAATCATATTCTCCGTTTCTAACTAATAGAGCCTTGTCGTATCATAAAGACACTATACTTCACGCTCAAGAAATGAATCTTAACGGTCATTTAGACAAAAAACTTCAATTCGATTATTTCATAAATATTATACGCCCAACAAAAAGAACTAATAGTAAGTGGGCCAAGAAAGAAAAAGATAGCAATATTGAAGCCATTCAAGAATATTTTGGATATAATTATAATAAAGCTAAGACTGCATCTTTTATTCTTTCCAAAGAACAATTGAAGGAAATAAAGAAAAAATTAGAAAAAGGTGGTTTAGATAAATGATGAAAGTTTTAGATAATTTTTTTACCGAAGAAATATTAAACAAATTGCTCAAGGATTATAATAATTCGCCAATGAGATATGGTTGGCTTTCTCATGAGCAAAACGACCCACATGGCCATTGGTTTTTAGATTTTGGAAAAACTAATAGTAAAAATTTATCAGATGTTTCCAACAATATTCCTGAATTTTTATTACACGTTAAAAATTATATAACTGATAAAATTGATATTTTAGATAATACTGTTTTAATTAGATGTTATATAGGAGGACATACTTTTGGAGTTGATGGTTATTATCATACAGATAGTACCCGATCTGACGAAATTACTTTTGTATTTTATTTGGTTGAGGGTAAATGGGAATTTGATTGGGGTGGAGAAACATCTTTCATAACACCAAACGAAGAAGTTTTTTCTGTAATACCAAAAAAGAATCGTGTTGTTATTTTTCAATCAAACATACAACATTGCGCACGTGGCGTTTCTAGAAAATATAATGGTTTGAGAAAAACATTAATGTTTAAATTTAGAAGAAAACGTTCTGATAATTTTGAAAAATTAAGTAGATTTCTTGTTAAACATAATGCGCTGAATTATAATCATATGATAGGTTCATTACACGATCATCTGGTTAGAACCTATCAATTATTGGAAAATGGTAATTTACCTGAACATGTATGTTTTGCGGCTGGATTACATTCTGTTTTTGGTACGACAATATACAGAAATCAACTTTTAAAATTAGAAGATAAAGACTTAATTATAAATGAATTTGGCGAAAAGACTTTTGAATTGGTTTCATATTTTTCTAGAATCAATAGACCAAAAACGTTGGAAACTTATGTTGATAATAATATAGAGTTTAATGATGGTTCGTTTATTAAACTTGATGATGATATTATATTGAATCTCAAGTATATTGAGTGTGCAAATTTAGAAGATCAAAAAAGCCTAAATATAGAAAAATACCCTAACCTTTATAATTTATGGTATAATAATGTAAAATAATAAGAAAAGAGGCAAATATGAATATTCTAGATTCGTTGATTGAAGTGAAAATAGCGGAAGAAGAAGATTTTCTTAAAATTAAAGAAACTCTAACTCGTATTGGTGTCGCTTCTAGAAAAGATAAAAAGTTATATCAATCTTGTCATATTTTTCACAAACAAGGAAAATATTATATCGTCCATTTCAAAGAAATGTTTTCGATAGACGGTAAGCCTTCAAATTTTTCAGATGAAGATAAAGGACGCCGTAATAAGATCGTCAGCCTTTTGGAAGATTGGGGATTGTTGAAAGTGGTGGAACCGCAAAAGATTAAAGAACCAATTTCTCCAATGAGTCAAATCAAAATTATCAATCATAAAGAGAAAAAAGATTGGATTTTAGAGGCTAAGTATAATATGGGTAGAAAAAAGAATTGATTAGAAGGAAATTATATTATGTTTAAATTCTTAAAGAAAGATCCGCCAACTCCATCTGATAAAATAATAGAAGAAATTAAAAAGATTCTATTTCCTCCTCTTAAGTTACAAACAGCTTCTAAAGACGGCCAAATAACAAAATTTCATATAGATTATTCGGTCGATAGTAATTTAGACGCGGTATTGATGGATCTTCAAGAAGGATACAATGACGAGGTTTCTCAAAAAACTATTAATAAAGTAATCAATCGTCTTAATAAGGTTAGAACTTTGTTAGAAGCTTATGCAGAACTTGATAAAGACGCTCAATATATAATCGTCGAAGATTTGGAGGATAGCGAAGATGTCGAGGCTGCATCAGAAAACTTTAGATAAATTCATTGACGCTCTTGAAGAAATGATAGACGCAAGAGACGATATGTGGGAGGAAGAGAAGTATTCTAACTACAGACAAATGAACCGTATCAAAGAAGAAAGATACGTGCCTGCTAGAGAAAGCGTTAGAAACTCTTTAGAAAAAATTATCGAACAAATTTCTTCTAAAAATGATTTCTACCTCAAAAATGACTTGACTTCTAAAAAATCATAGGGTATAATACGTGTATGGTTTGAAAGGAGGTCGTTGTGACGATGCATCTTTTACCGGCGTATTATACTACTACGCGAACAAAGAAAAGAAAGCCCTCTAAAAGTAAGAAACTTGCGGAGGCAACCGCCAAACACGAAGCCTGGGTTTTGTCTATGACAAAAGGCAAAAAAGCCGATAAAAAAGCCCTTGACTTTAAATTTAAAGAGCGGTATAATGAGTATATGAAAGTTGATCAAAGCGATTACGTTTCTTCGGGATTGTCGGGTGATGCGTCTTCCTGTGTTAAACGTGGAGTTATGACCAACTTGCATAAAGAATCTTCTGAAGTTCAGAAACAGATTCTTGATAAGGCGAGTCGGGTTATGCCCCTCTTTAATAAAGGTGGATTGCAATACGCGACGCCGGAAACTGATTTGACAACAGTCGGCTCTAAATCAAGAAGGGGCTGATGAAAGTCAAAAAAATATTTGACTTTTAATAAATCTCGAGTTATAATGACTAAATAATGAAACAGGAGAAAAGAATGAATTCAAAGATTGATAAGGTATATACAGCGTTGGTCCTTAACGGCGAAGAGCTTACTGCTAAGCAGATTTCTGCTCGTTATAACGTCGCTAATCCACATGATGTTGTATACTCTCTTCGTATGGAAGGGTATCCGATTTACTGTAATAAGCATACGAATTCTAAAGGCGTGGTAAAAAACAAGTACCGTTTCGGTACACCGTCACGCCAAGTTATCGCCGCAGGATACAAGGCTATTGCGGCTGGTCTCGTCTAAAAGGTTCTAGAAATAGAACTTCTTAAGGCGGGGCGAAATCCCCGCCTTTTTTAATGAGTAAAATTAGGGGTTGACTTTAAATCGCTCCTAAGATAATATAAGTTTATAGGCTGTTTGACATTGTTAGGAATTACGTTGAAACAACTTCGGTTGTTTCTTCGTCAGCGTCACGAGTATTAGTTCTTTAGAACGTCGTGACCTTGAATCCGAAGGGCTTGCTCGAAACAAGCGTATTCGTGACGCTGACGAAGAAACAATTATTAAGCTGGACAGATGTCCTTGATCTGAACAAAAAGAGTCGTCAGAGCTTAATGTGTTGGACCCATAGCACAATTGGTGGTGCAAGTGACTTTTAATCTCTAGGTTCTCGGTTCGAATCCGAGTGGGTCCTCCAATTACTACGTAAGAAAATTTACGGGGATTAGCACAGCTTGATAGTGCGCTCGGTTTGGGACCGAGAGGTCGCAGGTTCGAATCCTGCATCCCCGACCATTAATGCCGAGACCGCCTAAGTGGCCGGGCACCCGACTGTAAATCGGACGTTTATAACACGGTAGGTTCGAATCCTACTCTCGGCACCAGTTTATGGACCATTAGCTGAGTTGGTTTTAGCGGGAGACTCTTAATCTCTGTCATACATCAGTTCGAATCTGATATGGTCTACCAATCGTATAAATAATAATATTGATCAATATACTTAAAGGTGAACAAATTATGGCAGATCAAATTTCTAATTTACAAGGCGATCAAGCCTTATTCTATACTTTCCCTAATAACGGTGTTGTATTTCATAGAGTTCCTGAAGATATAATGTCTAAGGTTCGTGAAGTAACCGACGGCGCTGTTGAGAAAGAGTTTGAAGGTTCTGTAGAAGCTGGTTATAAACTTACTGCAAACATTTCAAGAGAATATGACTTTACAAAAGAACTTTCTCCAGTTTTGTTGGATTATATTAATAGCTTGATAGATTTACACAATCATAGATCGCAACCGCATTTTATCAACGAAGTAGTTAACGTTGCTTCGCATCCAAGACGGTTTAAGTTTAAAGACGTTTGGGCTAACTTCCAAAAGAAGCACGAATTTCATCCTCATCATATTCATGGTGGTGTTTATTCTTTCGTTATCTGGACGAAGATACCTTATAATATTCAAGATGAAATAGCGGTTTTTCCAAAGGCCACTCTTAAGTGTGCTTCAATGTTTGTCTTTTATTACACAGATATTCTTGGTCAAGTTAGAAGTCATCCTATTCCGGTCGATCATCCTTATGAAGGTATAATTTGTCTGTTCCCCAAAGGATTAGGTCATTCAGTTAACCCTTTCTACACTTCAGATGATTATAGAATTGCGGTATCGGGCGATATCGTTATGGATACGGATTAATAGGAGTTATATATGGAACATTTTTATCAGAACGTTGAAGGTTGGTTTAATTATCCGGATATGTTTAAGTATGCAGTTGATACTGCGCCCGACAAGGCTCATTTCGTTGAAATAGGTACTTGGAAAGGTCAGAGCTCTGCTTTTTTGGCTGTAGAAATTATCAATAGCGGTAAAGATATTAAGTTAGATTGTATCGATAATTTTACCGGATCTGTTATCGAACCTGGTCAGATGTTTGATCCGGACAATAAGGCGGGTCGTTTGTTGGGTGTTTTTAAGGATAATATGAGGCCTGTTGTTGGTCATTACGAAGCAATTAAGGGAGATAGCACAGAATCGGCTAGTCTTTACGAAGATGAGTCTTTGGATTTTGTCTTTATTGACGCTTCTCACGATTATGAATCTTTTCGTAAAGACCTTTTGGCTTGGTTTCCAAAAGTTAAAGTTGGTGGTTTGTTGGCTGGACACGATTTCGCAGATCCTTATCAAGGAATTATGAAGGCTGTTAGAGACCATCTCGTTAACGAGAAAGTCGGAGTAACACCTTCTACTTGTTGGTTTTGCTTCAAGACGCAAAAGGTTCTCGCTAACGTATAAATAAAGTTTTATTCCTGTCAATCCGAGCTTGGTGCATGGACGTGGCTGTTAACCACTGATTAGGTAGGTTCGATCCCTACGACAGGAGCCAATAATGGGGGCGTAAGCTAACGGTAAACTGACGCTTTTGCACGGCGTACTTGAGAGTTCGATTCTCTCCGTCTCCACCAATCTAAAAACATAAAGGATATATTATGGATTATGAGAAGCTTAAAAAAGTTTTGTTTGTTTTAATAATGCTTAAGAATAAACATATAGAAGATGAAAAAACCATAACTTGTATTGAAGAGGCTATTTCATATATAAACGAGTCTTTGGGAATTTAAATTCATATGGTCGCTCAGTTGCTAGGAAGCTCGTAGCTTGGTAAAGGAGAAATCTAGAATCTCTACCATATGATAATTAAGGTTTGTCGCTTAATAGACACGCGCCGACCCACGGTTAGTCGGTAATTCCGGGCTGAAAAGTTCCGAGTCTAGGATGGTGGTCCTAATGTTCTAAAACCACAGCGAATTATAATTATCGTGTCTAGCAGACGTGCGAAAATTCTGTGAAGGTGAATAGGGAAGTCGCGCTCCCAAAGGGCTGGAGAACTGATACGATAATTATAAATATAAATCAACGTAATATTAAAGATAAAAATGCTACTTTGTACTTTTTGTAATAAAGAATGTAAAAATAATAATTCTTTGAGAAATCATCAAAGAATGTGTAAATTAAATCCCGATCGTAAAATTAGAATTTATGATTTTAGCATCAGAAAACATTCTAATCAATATAAAAAGGCTAAAGAATTAGGTTTACAAAAACCTAAAATATCCAAAGAAGCTTTAGAAAGAATAGCTGATACAAATCGAAAAAGAGGTCAAACAGAATCTGTAAAAATAAAGATGAGTAAGCTTGCTAAAGAAAGAGGATTGGGTGGCGTTTCACAATCTAGAAGAATAAGATATAAAGATAAAATTCTTGGTTCAACATATGAATTGATTGTTGCACAATCATTAGACGAGAATAATATAAGATGGGATACTTGTAAAAAATTTAATTATGTTGATAGAAATGGTAAGCATAGAACATATACTCCAGATATGTATTTGATTGATTATAATATATATTTGGACCCAAAAAACGATTATTTGATCAATAACAATAATCCCAGTTTAGGATTTTCTGATGAAGAAAAAATAAATAAAGTTTGTGATCAAAATAAGATTAAAGTGTTAATCTTGAATAAGAACCAACTATGTTGGAATGAAATAATTAAATTGCTGAAGTAGCTTTAATTGGTAGAGCAGCGCACTTGTAATGCGAAGGTTGAGGGTTCGAGTCCTTTCTTCAGCACCATATTAAAAGGAAACAAAAAATGATGCGAGTACAATGGATTTTGTTGTTTGCTAGATAAATTTTATTGCGGGGTAGTGGAAAAGTGCCATGCTAGCCTCATAAGCTAGAGAACTGGAGCGTCACCAGCGACCGCAACCAAATTAATGGTCCTATTGCCGTCAGGGAAGGCTACCCGCTGTCTACGGGTAAAGGAGGGTTCGAGTCCCTTTAGGATCGCCATTATATTGGGGATTAGTTCAGTTGGTAGAACGCCAGACTCTGAATCTGGATGTCCGAGGTTCGAGTCCTTGATCCCCAGCCAATTAAAGGATTTTGATATGACTGACGTAATCGTTCAATATAATTATGATATGAAACAACATACTCGTGTTGTTCGTAATGTCGAAATTGTTAATGATGTCTTCAATTTATTTGAACAAAATTATCCAGAATATCGCATCTATCGTATTATGGAAATGGATACAACCATATGGTATGGTCAACCAACTCCTAGTGATCCAAGAATAGAATATATTGGTGCCTGAGTAGGATGGCAATGCACAGGTCTGCAAAACCTTGAGAACCCAGTTCGATTCTGGGAGGCACCTCCATAGAAAGTCTTGTATATGAAATATTATGATTATATCAATTCAAAAGAATGGCAAAAAAAGAGAAAAGATTTCTACTCTTCAAATTTATATAAACAAATAAAAGGCGAAGGAAAATGGAATTGTTATTGTTGCCAAGCGTCTAACGTCCCATTAGATTTACATCATAGAACATATAAACGTCTTGGAAATGAACATATAGGTATAGATTTAGTTCCTGTCTGTAGAAATTGTCATAATGAAATTCATAAACTTGAAAAAAGTGGGGTACAGCTTTGGAAAGCTACGAAAAAAATAAAAAATAAAAGAAAAAGGTCAGTTAGCTCAACTGAATAGAGCATCGCGCTACGAACGCGAAGGTTGAGGGTTTGAGTCCTTCACTGACCTCCATTTAAATTGCTGTCGGTGTTGATGGGAAACACTATTTCGACAAGAGAATAACGCCGTTCGAATCGGAGCAGCAGTATGCGGGGGTGATGTAGTGGTAGCCTGTTACCTTGCCAAGGTAATCGTACGAGTTCGATTCTCGTTCCCCGCTCGCGTCGGTAGTATAGTGGTTATTATTCTTGGCTTCCAACCAAGAGATGCGGGTTCGATTCCCGCTCGACGCTCCACTGAAAAACGAACTTTTATAAATAACTTTATATAAAAGTTACTTTGGAGGTTCAAAAATGTTATGTGAATATTGTAAAGAAACTCATTCAGGTGAATATGGTTCTGGAAGATTTTGTTGTAAAAAATGTGCTTCGGCTTTTTCTACTTTCTCAAAAAGAAAAGAAATTAATTTAAAAGTTAGTGAAAAATTAATTGGAAGATCTCCATCCAATAAAGGAAAGAAACAAAGTCAAGAACATATTGAAAAACGCCTTTCCGCAATAAATGAAGAAACTAGAAACCGTATATCAGAAAAAGTAAAAAAGAAAAGAGAAAATTTGTATTTGTCAAAAATGTTTGAAGATCTTAGTTCTGGTCAAAAAAGAAGAAGAGTTTTTGAAGAACAAAACTTTAAATGTAATAACTGTGGAATATTTGAGTGGTTAGGTCAACCCATAAAACTTGAATTAGAACATAAAGATGGCAATACGAATAATAACGATAGAAATAATTTAGAAGGTCTTTGCCCAAATTGCCATTCATTTACAATGACATGGAGAAAAAGAAAATCTGCGCTTGTGGTGGAATAGGTAGACACGCCAGTCTTAGAAACTGGTCTTCGGGTGCAAGTTCAAGTCTTGCCAGGCGCACCATTATAATGCTGTTTTAGCTCAGTTGGTAGAGCACCTGTTTAGTAATCAGGATGTCGGGAGTTCGATCCTCTCAAACAGCGCCAAGCCCTTGTGACGGAATTGGTATACGTATCGGCTTCAAACTCCGAGTTTTGTAGGTTCGAGTCCTACCATGGGCACCAATTATGCTCGCTTAGTGTTGTTGGTCAGCACACTTGATTGTGGATCAGGTAGACTTGGTTCGAATCCAAGAGCGGGTACCACTAAATACAAATAATGCCGATGGGGCGGTATTGGCTATCGCATCAGATTCATATCCTGATTAAAGTGGGTTCGACGCCCACCACTCGGCACCAAATTAAGAATTGTTCGGGGATGGTGTAATGGTAACATCTCGGCCTTTGACTCCGTAAGACTGCAGGTTCGACCCCTGCTCCCCGATCCAAATTTAATGCTTCTCTGGTGTAACTGATGTGCACGTGCGTCTGAAGAACGTGAGGATACGGTTTGATTCCGTGGGGAAGCTCCATTAATGGAGAGTTGGCCGAGCGGTCTAAGGCACCTCACTGCTAACGAGACGTAGGGGAAACTCTACCGAGAGTTCGAATCTCTCACTCTCCGCCATTATAAATAGAAACAATACCTCGTAAGCATTTAGGGGCGATGTTTCGGTCTCCAAAACCGAAGAGCAGGGTTCGAGTCCTTGACGGGGTGCCAAAATAATGCTTGACTTTAAACAAGTCTTAGAATATACTATATAAAGAATAATGGAAAGGTGGCCGAGTGGTTGATGGCTCTAGTCTTGAAAACTAGCGAACCTGAAAGGGTTCCGTGAGTTCGAATCTCACCCTTTCCGCCATTATGCGACGGTCTTCTAACGGCCTAGGAAACCTGACTTTCAATCAGGGCAATGAGGGTTCGACTCCCTTCCGTCGCGCCAATACGCCGGATTAGCACAGAGGTAGAGCAACCTAAAATAATTTTGGGGGATTAACTTAAAAGTAGAGTGCCTGTTTTACAAGCAGGAAGAAGAGGAGCGTTACCTCTATCCCCTACCATTTCTTTAATTGACTCTAAATTAATGTGTTTTTTGCCAATAACAATTACATATATATTGTTTTGGTTTGATGCATTTATAATTTTATTAATATCTGTCTTTATAAGATATTCGTTTTTAGGGTCTAAATATAATAAATGAGATTTTAGGCGGTTCGAATCTCTCATCCGGCACCATTTAATGCTTCTGTAATTCAATGATAGAATAATCGACTGATAATCGATCTACCGTGGTTTGATTCCACGCAGAAGCACCAAAAATACTACTTGACTTTTAACTTAAGTCGCGGTATTATAAATGATAAGAATTAAGGTTAGATACAGCACACAACCTATGTTTGAAATCGCGATAACAGCGAAGGCAGTGATTAGAGGCATCTTCTGGAAAGCTTGACTTTCCTTCTGAGATTTAGCCATCGAAAGATGGGGGAACTTTGATGAACACTGGGTGGTCGAGAATCCTTCGGGGTTACTCGTAATAACCTGAACCTCTTCGGAGGATGGTGGACCACAATACCGCGACTAACCTGATAAGTTTAAGTATCATTTCAGCAATCCAAAATGCATTTGACTTGTAATCAAAAAAAGCAAAAAGTGATACTGTTTAATTAAGATTGAGTTCAGCAATAATAAAATCTATATGCAAAATAGAAAAAAGTTCAATCTGTTGATAACAAAGGAGAAGTGAAATGTCAACATTTGTTAATGCCGTTAAGAACCAGACTGCTCGTACTACTAATGGTATGAAGGCTCGTAAGTCTACTGCCAATTCAGTTACTGATCTTTTCTATAAGATTGGTGCATCTCGCGGTAAGAACGTAATTCCTGACTTTACGGCAGCTTATGTTCAAGATAAGGAATTGGCTGGCCGTGTTGTTCTTTGGGCGCGTGATATTCGCGGAGGCGCTGGTGAGCGTAAGATTTTCCGGGATATTCTAGAATATGCTTGTGATCATGATCCTGCATATGCGGAGCGTCTTTTGAAGCGTGTTCCCGAGCTTGGACGTTGGGACGATATCTTTGTTACCAAGGGTGATTTGCGTCAGATCGCATTTGCGATGGTTCGTGATGCTCTTGAAGCCAAGAATGGTCTTGCTGCTAAGTGGATGCCACGTAAGGGTAAGGAAGCCGCTGAACTTCGTTCGTTCCTTGGAATGTCACCTAAGCAGTATCGTAAGACACTGGTTAGCTTGACCAAGGTTGTTGAGCAGGACATGTGCGCTAAGAATTGGGATGAAATTAATTTCAACCATGTTCCTTCGCTTGCTTCTTCTAGATATAAGAAGGCTTTCTCACGTCACACTGAGAAGTATAAGGAGTGGACTACTGCTCTTGTTTCGAAGGATCCTGAAGTAGCAAAGACTGTCAAGGTCAATGCTGGTGCGGTTTATCCGTATGATGTGCTGAAGGGTGTTTCTCCTTACGGTTACAATGCGTCATATAATCAGTCGAACCTCGATCACATTCGTGCTCAGTGGGATGATCTTCCTAACTTTGTTGGTGATGCAAACATCCTTCCGCTCGTTGACGTTTCTGGTTCAATGACTTCACCTGCTGGTGGCTATAACTCCAAGTCGAAGGTAACTTGCCTTGACGTTTCTGTTTCTCTTGGTCTTTACCTTGCTGAAAAGAACACTGGTAAGTTTAAGGATACGTTCTTGACTTTCTCTGGCAAGCCTGAGCTGCTTCATCTTCGTGGTAACATCCTCGATAAGGTTAAGCAGATGGTAACTTCGAAGTGGGACATGAACACTAACCTGCATCTCGCGCTGGATAAAATCCTTCTCACTGCAATTGAAGGTAATGTTCCTCAGTCAGAAATGCCTGCAATGCTGCTGATTCTTTCGGACATGCAGTTTGATCAGTGCACTACTCACGATGACTCTGCTATGGAAATGATTGCTCGTAAGTATATCTATCATGCTTACAATATGCCTAACATCGTTTTCTGGAACTTGAATGCACATGAAAATGTGCCTGTTAAGTTCGATGAACGAGGCGTTGCTCTTGTTTCTGGTTTCTCTCCAACTATCGTTAAGTCGGTGTTGGCTGCTGATTTGGAGGACTTTACTCCGGAGGCGATCATGCTTAAGACATTAATGTCTGATCGCTACGACTTCTAAATTTCTAATTAAGGGTGGGTTCATCCCCGCCCTTTTTTAATATCCATATTTTATAAATAAGAATGGCCCTTTGGGTAATAAAAATATGGAGGTTATAATGGATAAAGTTATTAAAGCACTTGTATGGGTAGCAGATAGAGTTAAAGAGCCTAGCACATGGGCTGGCGGCGGACTAGTGGCAGTATCAATACATACATTATTCCCCGGTGCTTTGGGAGATAGTATAATTGCTGTTGGTGTTGCTGTTGGCGGACTTCTAGCTATTGTTATGCCTGAAACTCCAGCAAGTAAATGATTAATATAGACGATCAAACAATAGCGAATTTAAAAAACGCTATTCAAATTGCATCTAATCTTAATTGGTTTGAATTACGTCAAAAATTTCAAAATTCAGATTGGTTAGGATTAGGTGTTGTTTCTTTGGAAGATGCTTTTGAAATTGCAAAACCTTTTGTTCCTCAAGCAAATGTTGCCGAGGCAGTAATTAAAATGTTGGCTGGATTTGCCGACAGTTATCCAAAATCAAATTCTGAAAAATTAGATATTAAGAAAATTATTCAGTCTATTCTAATAGCAGAAGGAATAGATTGGAAAGGCATAAAAGATGCATTAATGGGAAACAACCCATTTCTTGCTGGTAGTTCATTAATAGACGATATAGCTAAACTTATTTCGCCATTTGTTCCTCTATCAGCACCAGTTTTAAAAATATTGGATATTTTGGTGTTTTTAGGTAAAAACACAACGCCGATGGACGCTGAAATGATGGTGATTATTCAAAAATTAAAAGATGGTCAAGAATTAGACCCAACAGAACAAAAAATTTATCAACAATATATAGGAGAATCTAAATGAACAAGAATATTTTAATTGGAACAGTATTAGTATCAGGATTAGCTTTGGCTGGTTGTAATGTTGCGGGAACAACTATCACTGCTGCACAGATTCAAGCGGCAACTCTTCAGGCTTGTCAATTCATTCCAACCGCTGTTGAACTTGCTGGAATGATTCCTAATGTATCATCTAACGTAACCACTGATGCAAATTCTATTGCTAACGCTATTTGTGCTGCTGTTAAGAATGCTTCAGTAACACCAGCCGCTCCTGTTAAGGCAGGCGCTGTACGTAAATCTAATGCACCTGTTGTCGCTAACGTAGTACTGCCTAACGGTCAGGTTGTTAAAGTTACTGGTGTGTTTGTTCAGTAATGAAATTGTTACTTTAATACATCATTTAAAATACGAAGATAAATACTCCGGGAGCGCATTCCGGAGTATTTTTTATGGCAAACTGGGTTAAAAGAACAATAAAAGGTCCTGGCGGAGTTAGATTTACCACAACAACGAATTATGGTAAAGGATTTACCCATTCACAATCTATTGGTAATAAAAATGGTAGAACTACGATTTCTCAATCTCCAAACGGAAAAACTAAACTAACACAAACATATCACGCTGGTGGTATGACTATGAGAAAAACTATTTTTTCTTCTGGTCCTAAGAAAATTAAATACAAAAAAATGAGATCAAAGAAATTATCCAAAGCCGAAACAGAAGCTTTGAATTCTTTGATCTCATCGAAATATTTTTGGGGAGTTTTAATTTTCGTGTTATTAATTTTTATGTTTATGAAGTAAACACTTCCAACACTCTTTTAACATATTGAGAACGCTCCAGTTTAAATACTTGGGGCGTTTTTTCATTATCAACTGTGATAATAATAACGATTTGTGGAACTGCTATTTTATACGTCCATTCAAACATCATGGAATAAACTGTGGATTGAAGTAAATAGTTTTCGATCCATTCTAATTTCTTAGGTTTCCTTGAAGTTTTGAAATCTATGATAGACAAAACGCCATCATATTCACCAACCAAGTCTGTTCGACCGGCACACTTAAGAGATTTAGAATAAAGAGGTAACTCAACGCCGAATAAATTATCAACATGTTTATCTAGTATTTGTTTAATAGGATCAAATGATTCTATATTAACAGGCATTTGATTTTCAAATATGTTGTTTTCGTTTAGAACATATTTCTCAGCCATTTTATGTATGGCTGTGCCTCTTCGAGCGGCTTGAGTTGAAATTCTTTGAGCTTCAGCTTCACCGACTCTTTTCTTCCACTCAATCAATGCAGTTTTGTCTAATTTTTCGCCTAGTATAGTTGTTACTGATTTAAGTTTAGTGACGCCATCGGGCAGCACGTAGTGGCGCCGCCCGTTAATATTTTCGGTTTTTAATTCGACGAATGGTACAAAATTATGTTTGAATATTTTACGTGACAATTCTTAATTCTTCTTTTGATATAATATAATCTTTTACCATTTTTGATCTAACAATATCCTCGCGTTGAAAATCTATGAATTCAAAAGATTTCATTCTTTTAATAATACGCATGAAATCGTTGAGACCATTCTTTTCTTGATCTTTAGTGAAATCAGATTGTCTAAAGTCTCCAGAGAATATAATTTTACAATTTTTACCAACACGAGTAATTACAGAATCAAGCTCGTGGAGAGTTAGATTAGCTATTTCATCAACGACAATAATACAATCATTAAGAGTAACACCGCGTATGAAAGAAGTTGATATAAACTCAACAAGGTTCTTGTTTTTGAGGTAATCATAGGCATCTCCTCTTCCAAATAATTCAGAACATATCGCATAATAAGGAGATTCATAAACTTTGGCCTTTTCTTTAGGACTTCCGGGTAGGAATCCCATATCTCTTGTTGGAACAACGCTTCTAACAATAACAAGCTTTTTGTAAACGCTGTTTTCGGATAATATCTGGTTCAAACTTAGATATAAAGATATGAAGCTCTTACCCGTTCCAGCAATCCCGTGAAGCATTAAATTTTTGCCTTGTTGATAGGCTTCAAAAGAACGTTTTTGATTTTCGGTTAATGGTTCTACGTGTTTAAGATTAAAATTTAATTTTTCTTGATTTGTATTTTCTTTTCCGTTTTGCTGACGAAGGATTCTTTTTTCTTTTCTTGTTAGACGCTTACTATGTTCCATTTTTATCCTGATTAAAAAGTATTAACGGTGCTTCTACTTATTCCTCTCTGGGCTTCTCTTTTCACCTTTTTAAGGACATCCCTAAATCCAGAGTCTGGTTTTTTTAGACCTCTACCGGAATGGATTAACGGAGCTCCGTTAACGAGTTGAGTTACTTGGGGATTTTCTTTCAAATAGATTTCAAGAGCTGAAATGCTCATGAAATTTTCATACTCTTCGCCGGTTTCATTGTTAATAAACAAATAAGTTGGCATATCTATTTCCAATCATCTTCGTGATAGTCGTCTTCATCTTCTTCGAGCAACCCGGAAATATCCTTAGTTTTAAGGGCTTTTTCTATTCGCTTTTGTTTCTTTTTTTCTAGGTAATAACTACGGTTGTCATAGTTATCTTCTTCTTCGTAAGAAAAATCGTTCTTTTTGAACTTTTTAACGTTCTGTTTGCTCATCGAATAAGTCCGGGTAATGCCTCTACTACGTGTTGAAGGGTAATTCCTTTAAGGGGTTTCTTATCTTTAATATGACAAAGAAGCTCAGCGTCCTTGGGAGCTAAATTTTCAAGTAGTTGAACGAACATCGTTTCTCTTTTGTTTTGATTTAGATTATCGTGAAACCCTTTGATGAAATATCTAAGTTTCGTACATTCTCTAATTAGAACACCTTCCTGGTCGTTAAGATCGTTCGGCTTATATGGAGGTGCACCTTCTGGTAACAACCAAACAATAGAGGGATCGTAACATCCTTGAAGAACCACACGTAAAACCAAACTATCGTTGGCTTTTATTGCGGCTACTTTTTCTTCAGTTTTCTTGAGTTTCCCAACCTTTTCTAGGAACTCAGCTACACCAACCTGCATTTAGAAATCTCCAATATTTTCCATTAAATTTTTAAGTTTGTTGCTGATGAAATAATTCATCAACTTAGATTTATCTTTATTGTTTTGATTATTATATTGCTCTATAACCTTACTTCTAATTTCTTCTGGAGTAAAGTTAAGATCAATAAGCTCTTTATTACGTTGATAGTTTCTAGCTACCATACTATCGTATTTAGACGGGTCTAAATTCATATAATGATCGAATTTTTTAGAAGTCAACGGTTTCTGACGGTCCCCAACAACAAAGCAATTATCAGCAGAAAGTACGTTAGGTACGCCATCGCCAGAGTCACCTTTTAAAATATGTTCTTTAAGGAATTTTTGGGGATCGTTATGAGACAACCACTTTTTTCTAGTGGGGTCATATTGTTTAATGTTGTTGCGATTATGAAGTTGAACGAAATCTTTATCCCCAGAAAGTATAAGAATTTTATCGTCAAATTCTCTAACCAGAGTTCCTATAATATCGTCAGCCTCAGCAGATTCAACATCAATAACTCTATACGGGAAAAATTCTTTGAGCTCTGCCCTAATCTTATTCATACATTCGAAAATAGATTTCCAATCTAACTCTGAAGCAAGACGATTCTTTTTACGGTTGGCTTTATAATAAGGAAAAGCTTGTTTACGCCAATAGTTTGTATTGTCGCAAGCAATAATCATTTCTCCATATTCATCACCAAACTTTGACTTATAAGAACGAAGCGAGTTGAGGACCATATGTCTAATCATATTTTCTTCAACTTGAGCGTTTGTATGGTTGCCTAGTTGCATCATAAGATTAGACAACATCACCTGAGACAGATCAACGATAATCAAAATTTCACCTTTTGTTTGAGATATTTTTCAATTCTATATTAAGAGAGTCAGTTATTTTTAGAGCACCAGTTTCTTCTTTATCCGGAACAAACACGCTATCGGCAATTTTTTGAAATGGATGATATATACCGTAATATTTACACATTATAGATCTTAACGATTCTACGACAAAAGCGCCATCTTTAATATCTTCATCTTCTTCGTCAGAAATATTAAATCCAGCAATTTCTAATTGATTGAAAATGATTGGGGCTAAATTGGATAGAGTTTCTTGAATATGATAGTGTTTCATCATTTCGACGTTACGATTTATTTCTTCCATAGAAAATTCAGGAATCTTAACATTTAAATTTTGTTTTGGAAAAATTACGACGTTGTTACTATCCATTTAATTTCTCTTTGGGTTTCATAATATATTATACCTTATAATTTATTTTTCGTCAAGCACTATTATTTAGGTTTAGCAGCTGCTTGTTATTCTTGAACCGTAATCCGTGAAACCGAAATCGTAAATTTTACAGTTGGTGTCTCTAGTTACTGATTGTATCACTTTATCGCGATTATTGGGATCGACGTAAAATAAGAAGAAACCACCACCGCCTGCACCGAGAAGTTTTCCGCCTAGAGCGCCAGCCTTTAGAGCTCTATCATATATCTGGTCGAAGTAGTCGTTAGTGATGTCGGCGGCGACACCCTTTTTATCCATCCACGCTTCATGGAGCAAACTACCGAAATCGTCGAGTTTATTTTCGCTCAGCAATTTTGCACCAATAAAAGCTTTATCTCTAGACCTTCTGACTAAGTCAAACTTATCTTTTTCGTTCATTGCAGCCGCTTGTTTCTGTAAAATAGAATTTGCATTACGTCCGCGACCAGAATAAACAAGTAACAATCTCCTTTCTAGATTACTCCAAAGATTTCGATCGTAAGTTAAAGGTTTAATATCAACAGAACCGTCACCATGAAACTCAAATAGGTTCATACCGCCATAAGCCGAGGCGTATTGATCTTGCTTACCGACTGGATACTTACATAGTTCTCGTTCGATATAATATGCCTTTTGAGCTAGATACTCGCGCGTCAACAACGAGTAACGGCTCTGTTCGTCTCTATGCGCCAGACAATTAACCAGACCGATAGTGAAGGCCGAAGAAGATCCAAGTCCAGATCCTTTAGCTAAAATATCGGCGATCGAAGCGATCGTATACTCTTTAATCACGTCGTAGTGTTTCAAACTTTCTCTAGTAATAGCGTGTTGCATCTGTTCGACGTCGGGGAATTCTTCGATCGTGTCGTACATGATCTTAATTCCCAAATGAGGAGTCTTATGAAGCATCACGTAGATGTACTTATCAATCGTAACAGACAAAGCAGCGCCGCTTTCCTTTTCAAAGAAAGAAGGCATGTCGCTGCCGCCGGAAAAGAAACTAATACGCAAAGGCGTTTTAGAAAGAATCATTAAATTGTCCTGTAAATAAATTTTTGTTGTGGCTTGCCACGAGACTCAACAGTCTTATATTTACCGAGTTGATCCTCAATCATCACATCCCACTTATGTTTGATTAGATTGATGTTGTAACGAGTATCAACAAAAACCTTATTGAACATAATCATATTTTGTTCCTGATTGCTTTTCACAAAATTAATTGCATTATTCAGATGATTGATGAAAATATTCGCGTGATGATTTTTGTCCATAAGATCGGCATGATACATAAGATTCAATCCGCCAGAAGTTTCTGGTAATGCACCAACATCAGAATGAACACAGACCAATCCAGCTGACATAGCTTCTAACATAGCTCTACAGCTGGTTTCGTACCAAATACTTGGATAAGCAAAAATATGAGCCTTGTTCAACGCTTCCTTCAATTCTTCATTAGGAACGTATCCATGATAAGTCATTTGAGGATGATTTCTGATTTGATCATACATAGGCTCAAACGACTTATCAGCATCTTCCCAACCGTAAATCTTAAAACTTGAATATACATCTAGATGAATTTCTGGATGCATCTTCGCCAATGAATCAAACACCGGCAAAAGAATTTCCAATCCTCTTTGCGGGGTTGAAGTGTACACCAATCGAATCTTGTCTTTTGGTTTAACCAAAGCTGATTGTGGCGCTGGTTCAATACCGGATTCAATTACGATTGACTTAGGATCGTGAGCCAATCCATGAATTAGCTGATACCTTTGCATCTGCCAGTTAGAAATAAAAACAAACTTATGATAGTTATCCCTAAAAGATTGATCCCTGAACTTCGCCGATTCAGGATCTTCTGGTAGATCATGACACCAGAAAACTCTAATTTTTTCCCAATTTAGTTCGCGTTCCCTTGAACATACAATTTGAAATTCTTCCAAATCTTTTGGATTAATTAGAGAAGCTAGCTTACGTTTAGCAAGCTCAGTTCCGCCGTTAGCCTTTATAGAAATTTCGTTTTCTTCAAATCCAATCATATTGTGTACCCCGATTTAATAGCATCATTATAGAACATTTGGCAAGTTTCTTTAGAAAATTGTGTTAAATCTTTACCGAAACCCTTAACCTTTTTGATGAGATCAGGAGTCATGGTTATAATATCACAACCGGACCATTCGGCGTGTTTAATGTTATAAGCTTCTCTAGAAGAAGCCCATAGAAATTCTGCTTTACCGCCTTCGTTTCTAATATCATCATACAAACCAACACAACGAGAAACAATTGATTCCGGATCTTCACCAGCGTCCGCAATACGACCAGCGAAAATTGAAATTATACTAGGAACTTCTGGGCAAAATCTATCGATTATATTGCTTACTTGATATTCGGTAAAAACCGCAGTAACGTTAAGATTAATTCCTTCATAACTTAAACTTTGAATCAAATCATAAGTATCTTCGCCCGAAGTATACATGACAGGAATTTTTACATATACTTGATAATTCTTTTCGTTACCCCAATCACTGATAATTCTAGCTTGTCGACGAATTTCGTCAGGTTCATCGGCGAACACTTCTAAACTTAGAGTTGTTTCGGGCCTATTCCTTGCCAAAAATTTAATAACGTTTTTGGCAAATTCTTCATAATTCATAACGCCAGCTTGACGCATCAAAGTTGGATTAGTTGTAAACCCCGTTATTGTTTTATCTCCAGCCGCATCGATTATTCCCACCATATCGGCGCCATCGGCGTATAATTTAATCATTTATTAATCTCCTCAATCAAGGTACAAGCTTCTAAAACATTAGAAACAATATAATCAGGTTGTATATTTCTATATTCGTAAGGGTATGTGTATTCTTCACCAACGAAAATAGTTTTTAGTTTGCTTCTATTACCAGCAACTATATCTTTCCAACGATCACCTATTATATAGGATTTACTACGATCGATCAAGTATTTTTTAATTATATCTTCAATCATACCGTTGTTGGGTTTATACATATTGGAATTTCTATCGTCAGCGTAGTATATATCATCTATTCTCAACCAATTAGAAATCATTCTATGCATATTATCTAAATCTTTGTAAGACAATGGACCTTTGACGTCAGGTTGATTTGTTACAACAAAAGTTTTATAGTCCATATTTCTGACGATATTCACCGCTACTTTAACATTATCAATAAATTGAAACTCGTCGAGAAACCAAGGGGCTGTTTTAGAACCATCTGGTCTTTCGACGAGTTTATTAATTACACCATCACGATCAAAAAAAATTGCTCGATTCATTTCACCACTTTGTTTTATTAACCTGTAAAGAAGGATTGGAAACTATAGCATGCCAAATAACAGCTTGAAAAGCTTCGCTATGTGGCGTGATTCT